GTTCGTTACTTGCCAAGCCAGATTTAAGTACCTATTATATAACATTACTAAATTATAGTTGTCTTTAGGATTATTATAAGCTATACTATTTCTTTATTTTGGATATTCCAATGAAGATTGAAGAACTGTTTGAAGATTGGTCGCGGGATAGTGTACTTGATAAGACTGAGCTCGGAGATGAATCTCTCAAGATTCCAAAACTCCATTCAAAGTATTACCAGCGCTTAGTTCAGGAACGGCTCATTCTTAAAAAGCTTGAAGCTGACATGAAACAACTTAAACTTGGCAAGTGGGAGTTTTATACCCAAGGTCCTTCTGATGAATCAAGAGAGAAGGGTTGGGAAATGCCTGCAAAGGGTATGATTCTCAAACAAGAGGTGCAGTGGTACATGGATGCTGATAAAGACATTATTGATGTTTCTTTGAAAATTGGCATACAGCAAGAAAAAATTGAAATGCTAACTTCTATTGTTCAAACATTAAATAATCGTGGTTATCAAATTAAAAATGCAATCGACTGGTTGAAGTTTATTAATGGTGGTAGTTAGTGGATACAATTGTTTGCAAAAAAGTCGATGAGGTATACAATAAGTTAATACTTGAACCTGGTATTGGATTTGAAATATCAGAATACTTTACATTTGATGTACCAGGTGCCAAATTCACTCCTGCTTACAGGAACAAAGTTTGGGATGGAAAGATTCGGCTTTTCAATACTATGTCCAAACAAGTTTATGGTGGTCTTTTACCTCATATAGAAGATTTTTGCAAAGAACGTGGGTATCAATTAGAGTATGAGACAGAACAAGACTTCACACCAGAAAACTTTTCTGTAGTGGAAGCAGAAGAATTTATACAATCTATAAAACTTCCGGAAAAATACAAACCAAGAGATTATCAGTTAGATGCGTTTGTCTATTCAATACGTAATAGGCGAGCGCTTCTTTTGTCTCCAACGGCTTCTGGCAAATCATTAATCATTTATCTACTGACGAGGTATTACAATGGTAGAACTCTTATTATTGTGCCAACTACTGCTCTGGTGCATCAGCTGGCCAGCGATTTTAGTGATTACGGTATTGACTCTTCTACAACAATACGCACTTCAAGCGATCGAGTGGATTCAACAATACATAACCCAATCACTATCACCACATGGCAATCGATATACAAACTTCCTAAGGACTACTTCAAAGACTTTGACGTTGTCATAGGAGATGAAGCTCATCACTTCAAGGCAAAAAGTTTAACAGCCATTTTAACTAAGATGATTAATACAAAGTATCGGTTTGGATTTACTGGTACTCTTGATGGCACACAAACCCACAAATTAGTACTTGAAGGTCTATTTGGTAAAGTCAGACAAGTTACAACGACTGCCAAATTAATTGAACAACAACACATATCAAATCTCTTAATTAAGTGTGTTGTATTGAAATATCCGGATCATATCAAGCAACAGATCCAAAGAGGCACATATCAACAAGAAATTGACTTTTTGTGCCAGTACACTCCCAGAAACAAATTTATTACAAACCTTGCCCTTTCGTTGAAGGGCAATACCTTAATGCTGTTTAACTATATTGATAAACATGGTAAAATACTATATGACATGGTACAACAGAAACAACCTGATAGAAAAATATTCTTTGTACATGGTGGAGTAGAAGGAGAAGATCGCGATGCAATTAGAGAAGTTGTGGAACAAGAACAAAATGCGATTGTGGTTGCTAGCTACGGAACTTTCTCCACAGGCATTAACATTCGCAATTTGCATTCTGTTATATTTTGTAGTCCTTCGAAATCCAGGATAAGAAATCTTCAATCAATTGGTAGAGGCCTAAGACGTTCTGAAACAAAAACAGAAGCAGTTTTGTTTGATATTGCTGATAACATGCAATGGAAGAAACAAAGCAACTATACACTACAACATTTTATGGAACGTGTCAAAATCTACACAGAGGAAAAACTTCAATATAAGATTTACCCAGTTCAATTAAAGGAATAGCATGACTAACCGTCACTACATCAATAATAAATCATTTTATGAAGAAATGATCAAATTCAAAAACCAATGTGAAGAGGCCAAGGTGTTGTCAAAACCAACACCGGTTATTTCCAACTACATTGGTCAATGCTTTCTTCATATTTGTGGAAAGTTATCAACAAAGTCAAACTTTGTGAATTATACATACCGAGATGAGATGATCAGTGATGGAATTGAAAACTGCATTATGGCTGTATATTCTTTTGATCCTGTGAAGTCAAATAATCCCTTTGCATACTTTACCCAAATTGCATGGAATGCATTCATTAGAAGAATTCACAAAGAGAAGAAGCAGCAGTACGTAAAGCACAAAAATTTTCAAGATTCAATGTTGCTTGTTGAACCAGAATATGGTAATCTATACCAGAATGATAATCACTCAAATGATATCATTAATACTTTTGAAGAAAAGATTACAAAAAAGCAACGTCGAAAGAAAAGGTAATACAATGAAGAATATCGAAATGGTCCCTGTAATTATCCAGGATCTCGTTAGCTATTTGCTCGACGCTAAGCGTCCAATGACTGAGCGACAGAATCTAAGTCTTCGTCTTGAAGCAATCAGAGAAATCTGTGATGAAGCTTTGCGGAAGCATCAAATCAATGTTGCTAGCTCAGCTGCAGCTAGTTTAAAGACTATGAGGGTGTCGAAGCCAAAGCAAGCTCGTAAGTAATGAAGATTGCTCTCCTCACAGATACCCATTGGGGCGTTAGGAATGATTCAATTCCATTTCACGATAACACAAAGCGTTATCTGGATGAATTGTTTTTTCCTTACCTTGATAAGCACAACATCAAGACACTAATTCATCTTGGTGATCTTTGTGATAGGAGAAAATATGTCAACTTCTACACAGCAAAGAGATTGAGAACCGACTTTCTTGAACCTTTGCAAGAAAGAGGCATATCATCTCACTTTATCGTTGGCAATCACGATTCATTTTATAAAAATACAAATCAGATTAATTGCCACAGCGAGCTAATTGATAAAAAGTTTACAAATTGCAGTATCTATCCAGATCCTCAAGAAATTGAGTTTGATGGGTTGAAAATGTTGTTTGTTCCTTGGATTTGTAATGACAATAGGGATCAAACAATTAAACTCTTGAGTACATCCAAGGCACCTATTGTTATGGGTCATTTGGAGCTTCAAGGCTTCCAGATGTACAAAGGATCAGTTGTATCCCATGGTGATGATCCTTCATTGTTTGATCGTTTTGATCTAGTACTAAGTGGTCACTATCACCACAGATCTACGACAAAGAATATTCATTATCTAGGAAATCCTGCTGAGTTCACCTGGTCTGATTTTGGTGATCAAAAAGGATTTCATATCTTTGACACTGCTACTAGAGAACTTGAGTTTGTACCTAATCCATATACCATGTTTAGAAAAGTATGGTACAAGGACGCAGATCAAACTCTGGATGCAATTCTCAATGTTGATTTTTCTGTTTATAAAGATAAAATCCTTAAGATTATAGTACAAAGTAAAGATAATCCATTTTGGTTTGATCAATTCATTGATACTATTGAAAAACAAAATCCAATTGAAATTCAAATTGTAGATGATCACCATCATCTCGATAGTGTTGATGATTCCGATATTATTTCCGAAGCTGAATCAACTGTTAATATCTTTGAACGGTTTATTGATCAAATGAATATGGTAAACGATAACAAAACCAAGCTACGTCAATTGATTAATGAACTGTATCAGGAGGCTCTACAGAATGAGTAGCATAAAGATAAATGTAAAGGAGCTTGCAAAGCTAAACCAATGGTTAGCTAGACTCAGCGCAAACAATAATGTTATATCTGATCAAATTGAACTTAAAGTAACATCAAATGGTATCGGAACTACCATTGAAGCACGTGTTAGAGATACACTTGACACTACGTGTGGATATTGGTGTGATCTAACTCAGGATTATGATTGGTAAATGATTACCTTCAAGCGCATTAGATGGAAGAATTTTCTTTCAACTGGCAACCTATTTACTGAGATCAACTTTCAAAAGTCTGATACTACATTAATTGTTGGTGAGAATGGTGCTGGTAAATCAACTATTCTTGACGCACTGACATTTGTTCTTTTTGGTAAATCTTTCAGAAAAATTAATAAGCCTCAACTTGTTAATTCTATTACAAAGAAGAATCTCGTTTGTGAAATTGAGTTTCAAATTGGTAATGTGGAATACAAGATTAGACGAGGGATGAGTCCAGCACTATTTGAAGTTTATAAAAATGGTGATATACTAAATCAGACAGCAGAAACTAAAGATTACCAGGAGATTCTCGAAAAGCAAATCCTCAAGATTAACTACAAGACTTTTTGTCAAGTAGTCATTCTTGGTTCAGCTTCATTTGTACCATTTATGCAACTGACAGCTCAGCAGCGTAGAGATATTATTGAAGATCTTCTTGATCTTGAAATCTTTTCTCAAATGAATGCTCTGTTAAAAGATAGGGACAAGACAAACGGAGATAGTATACTCATAACTCAAGCTGATACTAAAGTTGTGTCAGAAAAGCTTAAGCTCGTAAAAGATCAAATTGTTGAATCCCAAAATGCAAACCAGAAGATTGTTGAAGAGAAAAAACAAATCATCAACGATACTCTAGATAAAATGTCTGCATTGGAAGATCGATGCATTGAAATTGATATGCAAATTAATGATCTACAGCTATCAATAGAAGATAGAGATGCAGTTCAGAAAAAGCTAGATAAGCTTCAAAAGCTACGTCACCAACTAGAAGCAAAGATCAAAATTCTTGAGAATGATCAAACTTTCTTCAAAGAGCATACTGATTGTCCAACATGCAAACAAGCAATTGATGAATCATTTAGAGAAAAGACTATTGAATCTAAATCTCAAGAGCTAACTCAAATTGAAAATGGGCTTCAATTGTTGTTGGATCAATATAATGATTGCATGAATCGTATCAAACAGATTGATCAGGTTAATACATCAATTAGATCACTTTCGCTTGATATACACAAGATGCAATCAAATATTGAATCGTTGCTTCAATATAAAATTTCTCTTGAAAAAGAAATTCAATCTATTTCTAAACGACAAGATGAAAGTGACAAAAAGAAATTAACTGATTTAGAACAAGAACTAATTGCAACAAAATCAAAGCTA